CTTCTCACCCTCTGAAAATGCAGTAGTATCATATCCATCAATACTACCTGCCAACTCTTGAGAGTAAGTTGCGATATTCTGTTTGTATAGATTTTGTCCATGTCGTTGTGGAGCACCGATGGCATACAATTCAAATCGTTGGTCTTCACTTACTGCATAACTACCACCAAAGTAGTATGCCCAAGCATCAGTCCATGTACCATCTATAATTCCATCACCAGTTTTACGAACAATAGTTCCACTTAAAGCCAACTTGTCATTTAATAATAGACCAGTATTGTAGTTGAAAGTAGTTTTAAGAAAACCACCATCTCCAGCTTCTTGTTTGAACTTCCCACCTTTTTCAAAAGATGTAGGGTCGGTTATGATGTTCATAGTTCCACCAATAGAAGGTGTCGCTAAATTAACAGCAGATAGACCTCTTTGAACCTGAATTGAAGATGTAGCATCACCTACTCCATCCCAATTAGACCAATAAACCCATCCATTCTCCATGTCATTTTGGGGAACACCATTAATCATCACTGCAACATTTCTTTGATTAAAACCACGAATGTTGATACGAGCATCACCCGCACCACCACCTTGTTGTGTTGCATATACTGATGGTGTTGTGTTAAGAATCATTGGAATGTCTTGTGAACCAAGTCTTACTTCCATTTCTTCTTTACTAACATTAGTATAAGCCACAGGTGTTGTTTCAGATGCACGAGATGCTAACACCTCAACATCTGATAAGGAAACCACATCAAAATCCAATACGAAGTTTAATGTAGCGATACCCTCAACAACTACTGATTTAGTTATTGAAGAGTAACCAATGAAAGAAGCCACTACATCATAGGTTCCATTAGAAACATCAATAGAAAAAGCACCATCTTTATCTGATACTCCACCTAAATCTGTTCCAAGAACTACAACATTAGCTCCCTCAAGTGGTTTTGAGTCAACATCAACAATAGTTCCAACAATAGATTGTGCGAACAATCCTGTCATCAATACCATTGATGCTAATAGATTACGATATTTCATAATCATCTCCTTGTTTGTTTACTTGTGAACAGCACATTTTTATTCTGGTGTGCTTTCTGCCAGGGTATGTGAAATTTTTAACCATTCGTATACTCTTGGTCATCATTATCACCTGCGGTTGGTGTGATTTCTTCAACATCACAGAAGTCACCATCACAGAATTTCTCTATGTTTGCTTCTTCTGCCTTAATAACACCGAATGATAACTTACCAAGTTTTTTAATTTGTTTGTTATATTCTTTCTCATCTATTGCCTCATATGGCATTTGTGGATATGCACCCCAATCATGTCTTGGTAGTAGTGATATACCCTTTAGATGATATTGGAAATAATTCAATACATTTGGTATTTCATCTCCTTCTGTTTCAGGATTGAATGTAACCGTACAACTTACTTGATTATCCGCCCAATGTCTTTGTAGGAACGCTGCAAGTGAGAATTGTTCCCATATACTTAGGTCTGCAGCAGTTCTGATTCCTTCACCGACATCAACTGGTATCTCTACCACCAATGTAGAATCCTCAGAACCAAAAGCAGGTTCAATTTTGTAACCTGCTTTCGTTAGTGGTTCTACCAATTCGGAATTAACTGATAATCTTATTCTTCTTATATAAAATCTTGATTCGGGATAATGTAAACCTGGAGTACTACCAGCCAATAATGAAACGGTACCACTCGGTTTAACTGATGTAGTCTTGATTGACTTTGGTATAGCAAACCAATCAGAATATACATCATCCCATTCTTGTATGACATCATATCCATCATTTAACCATTCCTTTAGTTCGTTTAAACCTCTATGTGTTATGAATTGTGCAACACCACTAACTGAACAACCGATTCTTCTGTTTCTCAACATCACTCTGTTTGTATCACTCCAATGAGTTCTACCAAGAGTTACGGTCTTTGCATATAAGTATGCATATTTTAGTGTTCGTGCATAATCTTCAAAGTCATCATGGTTATCTGGAAATGTTTCTACTAAACAACATAACTCATAAGACTCTAATGATTGTTCTAAACATGGATTACCACCCATTACTCTATGGTCTTTGTTATCACCACCATTTTTCATACGAGAATACTTTCTCATATTATCTAACCATGCAAGTCCTGGTTCTCCATTATCTACTATTCTTTTTGAAACCTCAGTATAATCCATTCCCATCTCTGCAAATATACTATTGTTACTTGTCCAACCATATTGGTCTCTATGTGGATTTACTTTGTAATTCTTTAAATCTAAATACTCTTCTGAATTAGGGTCACCAAATACAATCTCG